TCCCCCGTGTATTTAGACCAACTATCTGTTACTAAACCAGTCACCGTAAAACCATAATACCTTTGTCTAATAGAATTGGCAGAGATTGTTAACTCTTCAAGCGTTTCAAATCCTGTTGGGTTGTAAACGGTTAACACGCCATTCATATCTGAAGTGTTAAATTGATTTGTTAAGCGAATAGTTTCTTGATCAAGATCAACAGCTAATACTTTACCAAAGTTTGCCTTATTAGTTTTTAATTCATCTTCTATTATTACTAAATCTCCAGGCTTACATAACAAGCTTTCTAAACCTGCTGTGAATGCAACTTGTTGATTTTCTTTTATTTTAGAAAATATTTGATGTTGCGCTGTCCTCCGAGCCATAGCTCTAGAGGTTATGCCAATACCCTCTATTTTTTTCTTAAAGATACCTCTTTCTTTTATATCTTCCTCATCCTCTACAACTTCAATTTTTGGAGAGAAGTTATCAAATCTATCCCTGAATCCTACTTCAATGCAGTTGAATTGCTCATCTCTTCTATTGTTTGAATAAAAGAAAAGCCCATCTTTAACGCTTTCATTAGTAAATAAATTTACTGTTGATCTTGGCCTATCATCTACAAAGTTTATCTCTGAATTACTAAAAAATGTTCTACCTTTAAATAAAGATGCGATTGTATTTATGGCATCAAAAATCTTTTGTCCTTGGTCGAAAACTATATTGCAAGAAAATCTAGGTTCCTTACCACCCCTACCATCTGTTACACCTTCAAAAAAACCATCTTCATCAACAGCGTCACAGAACCTACCTATTTTATATAACTGCCATTTGTTTATAGTTTCAATATCTATATGATCACCCATTCCATATCTGGAGTTAGTAAGTAAATCATACAAAATCCAAGCGGGATTATCTGTCCACCTTAATTCTTCGTGGAAAGAGCCATCCCAATCTCCTTTATAGACCAATTTATCAGCTTTAGCAGTATTATCAAAAAGCTCTTGATTAGCGTAGTATCTTTTATCTACGCCGTTTTTTGTAGGAAAATAATTACTGGGTAGTTTTACTTTTTTTAATTTACAATCAAAACTCCTCCTTGGGATAGCAGTAAACGCTCTTGAATCTAGTTTCGTTCCTACTATAGCGGAAAATGGATATGGAAGATCTACTCCTATTATTTCTGTTACCTTTCTTACATTAACAACCTTAGATATTAAAACAGAATTAGACTCAAAAGACAACTTGGTTATCTTTACATATCTTTTTTGAGTGCTGTCTTCTTCAATAGTTCCAGCCTCTATTCCTGTTTCTCCATCTTCGGTTAATACTTGCTGTTTTTGTGTTACTGTTTCTGGTAACTGGAAGGGTTGAGATAAATAATCTAAACTATCATCTGACCCATTAAGCTCTACTACAAATTCTCTTCCACTAGTAGATTGATAATCAGGATTACCTATATCTATAAGAGTATTACCTTCAATTAAAGCTACTATTCTATAAGTATATGTCCTAAAAGGAATTTGACCTTCAGATCCATCGCTTTTTGTTCCTATTTTCCCAGTCTCTACTTGTAAGTTTAATACTGTAGGGAAAGTAGTTCCTATACTAAGGTCTTTGTTGTCTCTACCTCTACCCGTTCTGACATCATCAACGTCTTTAATTAAAGTATCTTTTAACTCTATAACATCTATAGTTATAAATACCTCGTCTACATTTGGATTATATATAGTATGAACAATAGGTATGGCTCTCTCATCAAAGCTCGCTAATGAGTTTTCTCCCCACTCTCCGTAGTTTCTGGACACGTTTCTAGCATCTTTTCTTTGATCATCACTTCCTTCATTTAATGGTAGCCCTGCCTCTAATTCTGTATTATAATTACTCGCATTTTTGTCTACAACAGATGACCTTGTTAACATAAGGTTATTAGGCATTATCCTTTGCGGGGAGTTACTTTGATCTGCTATCGTATTAGGATCTCCTTGTGATTTAGCAGTTCCAAAAGGCCCGAATAATTCTCTGTCATAAATATGATCTATGAATACTTTGTTAAAAAAATTAAATGGTTGCTGGCCTTCGGTCCCTTTTTTTATCTCTGCTAAAACATTGCTATAGTTATATTTTAAATCATTTATTTCGAAATCATTAGTGGTGGCATCTATTCTCATAGAATCTCTTATTTCTAGAGTCTTAGCGTATTTAAAAGAACTTAAGTCACTTAAAGCGCTTATAACCTCTCTAGGAACTTGATATGAGTGAGCATAACCATAAGGATAATCATTTCCGAAATCTGTTCTAGATGTCACTGCCACAGTGTTTTCTTGTATAGGGAATTCTATTATAAGAAAGCCATGCATAACTCCTGTTAAAGTTCCGCTTGCATCAATTTCTGGGCAAGTTACGTCCGTAACTCTCATTCCAGCATTCTCCATTACGGCCAGTAAATTAAATTCGTTTTCTGTGCCGAAAGGAAATGTTGTCATGTTGAACCTTTCATTCCCGTCTACAATAGACTTGTCTAAATTAGTGTTAGAGTCTTCTATCTTAACTATGATAACCCCTCCATATTCTGTCGGGTCCAAATATCTATCAATCAGCCTTGAAGGGTTGTTGTTTCCTATACTAAAATCTATACGCTTTAAAGCGTCTAGAGCTAAATGGCTCTGGTTTATATTTCCACCTAACTGATTATTGGTAGTATATAAATCATAAATAGCATCTATTTCTGGTTGAACTATTTCTTTAATTTTTTGTTCATTTAAATCAAAGACCCTTCCTTGCGCTCTGACCCATTCATCTTCATCTGGATCTCTACCCTCATATGCGTATCTTAAATCGGGTTGGAAAGAGAAGAAAAATTTAGAGGAATCTAAATTTGTATCTGCCCACAAAAGACTGTTTAATGTGCCTTTAGGTCTACTATCATCTCTAAAAGCTGCGTTAGTATCATTGTAACCAGTTTGCTTTTCACCATTTAAATACCATTCAAAAGTTTGCGCTCCAGCAGTGCCTCTATATTTTACAAAACCCCTTATATAAGCAGCGTAATCAAATATAGTAGATGGCAATAAGGGTTCTAAGGCTTCTGCTGCGATACCTCTTCCCTCATTGAATTCACCTCTTGCATATACATTGTCAGTTAATGCATCCCTAATAAATACCATAGTTACATCGCTAGCAGATGAGGCTTCTTCATTGTCAACACCACCAGCAGTGCTAGAATTTAAAGAAGTTATTCTTCCATCAGAGCTTCTTTGATCAGCCTCTTGTAGCTCTTGAAAAAACTCGCTGCAAAAAGCGACACCTTTTGTGCTATCCAACTCCATATTAAGAGTTTCAATAGTTTCTATTTCTAAAGGTGTTAAAGTATTTAATGTTCTTGGAGAATTTGTAGTTACAGCTACTGCGGTATCATCTAAGTAAATACCTTGCAACATATTTAAACCATCCACAGTTTCTCCATTAGCGTTTACTAAACCCTCAATTGGGCCATCACTAATCAAATCTAATGTTTCTGCGTAACTATAAGAAGCACCATATTGTAACTCTCCCATAACAGGAGGTTTATAAATAGGAGGTTTTGGCTTTCTGCCTCGACCACCACCAGCGATACTAATCTTTTTTAGAAGATGCTTCATTATGTTGGATTAACTCTATTCCCTACAAAATAAGGATTAGCCACGCTCCCTCCTAAAGCTTTTTCTGGGGTTTGATGTTGAGGGAATGATTTGATTGTGGCTTGTATAACCTGCGATCCCACTTTTAATCTTCCATAACCAATAGGGACAGCTGCTCCCTGACTAGCTACATTTACCGTGTTACTGAATATCAATGAAGATTTAGAAGCGTCAGCCTCTATCTCTAAGGCTTCTACTTCTGGTTTTGGTGTTAAAGCATATGAGATAACTGCGAAAAATAATGCGCTAGCTATATTTGCTAATAAAGCACTACCACCGACTAATGGTAAAAAAAATGCTGGTCCTGACCCAGCTATAGCTGGGACTAAATCTATTGTGTTTGGGTTTTTTACACCAGAGATATGCTCTTCTTGAGTGACTCTTTTTTTATTAATAATAATGTCATAACAGAATCCTTGTTTTTGTAACTCTATTAATCTTTTTATAAATCCAGCTCTATTACAATCTATAGCCTCTAATACATTTTTAGGGTTTGGTAAGCTAAATTTAAAAGAGCTTCCATATTCCCTTGCTAAAATTCCATGTATTTTTACTATAGTCATTTTACAGCCTTAATCCTTTCTAGTATATTTACATCAGCTTCTATGGTTTTGGGCGTATAAATATTTATTTTTTTTGTATTCAAACTATAAATCAGGAAAGGCTGGCAACAATTGTCAGCCATTTTAACATCAAACTCCGATTCAGTTTCATCTCCTATTATGTGGCTGTGAAAAACTGCTACCATATCGTAAGAATCTTTAAAAAGAAGATAACTTAGAGGGTTTATTAAAAAATATGATTTTGGGTCGTCAGAAGCGTTATCTTCTATTTGAATAATAAATTCTCTGTTTTTGTGATCATAACCGAGAAATCCACATATTTCTTTAGTAAAGTGTTTGTGTGCCACTTCTTTTATCTTATGGAGAGCTGAAACTTCTCCCTTACACTTGTACGTTTCTGCCATAACTAAATCCATCAGTTCCTGGAAATCCTCCAAATCTAGGATGCTCTGGAGTTGGATTGGGTAGAAGGGTCTGCGGTGCTTCAGTATAAGATTCTTCTATAGCTTCGAAATCGCCACTTCCAGTTAAGTGATATGGCCCTTCTGTATGTATATCTAACATACCCAACGTGCTACCACCATCTATTATCCCCGTAGTAGCATCCCACCAAGCCACTAAATTGTCTCCCGTTACTCCACTAAATGTTCCTGTGCATTCATAATATTCACGAGGTGCGAAATCAAAAGAGTTTGTGACTCCGTTCGGAGTTCTTATTGTTTTATATAAAAACCTTATTTCTTCATCGTTTAAAGCTCTACTCCAAGTAGCCCAAGGACCGATACACCCATTCATTGAAGTTGTATGGGCAGAATTAGGGTTTTCAAAACCTCTTGTTCCTATATAATACTCTACAGCTCCTAACATAAATGTTTTAGGAAGCGCTTTCCCACCATAATCTGTGTTAGTAATAAATTCTCTATCAGCTAGACTGGCGAAATTACCTAAATTTCTACTTAACTGGTTTGCGTCTCTCTGTGCCTTACCATCTCTTGTGTCTGATTTGCTAACGCCATTAACGTAAATTTTAATAATTGTGTCTTGATCTCTATCTTGACCGTTAATAAAATTGGCGGTTCCTGTGCTATTAGTAATAATGTATTGAACCCACTCTCTTGAGTCCCCTGCGTCTTGTTTTTCGTGCAGGTTTACTTTTCTATAAGAATTAGCCCCTTGAGGGTTATTAGTTAATTGATCTCCGACATATCTAGCTACAACATTATTAGTATTACTACCTCTTGTATTTTGACCGTTTGATCTTGTATCAGAGTTAATATTAAAAAATCTTGTATCAGGCCAATCACCATCATCTTTAGCAGAGGTACTAAAAACTCCAGCCCCTACAGGACTATTAGCGTTTATATTTACCCAACCCATGATGCTCCACGCCCCAGTAAAATGACCAGTAAGCCCCTCAACTGTTGAGTGAAATAATCCTGTATGCGCTGGAATAGCTGGATTGTCTTCACTCGGCATACCAGATATTCTTACCCCACTAAAACCGCTTTGAATGTTTTGTCCTTCTATAAAACTTACTAAATCAAATTCATTAAATCTTTTTCTGCAAGCTGATAATTTTTTAGTGCAACCATCTTTCTGCCAATAAGTGGGATTACCTTCTGGCAATTGTCCACTATTTCCTGATACACAAACAAAGACGGTTTTAAGAGGCTCTCCTTTTTGATTTGGACTTGTCGGTAAAATAATTGTAGGGCTTTCTTGTATTACCACATCTCCTTTTACATATTTTCTATTTGGATTCCAAAAAGCAGATACATCATTGAAAAAATCTACAGGTGAGTCAGCGGCACTAGGGTCTGCATTAGCTGGTGGCTTATAATTAGGAGCGACTGGTCCACCAGTAGGATCTAAAAACATGTTTCCATCATCTCTTTCGATAGGTAATCCAGCGTATCTACAACCTTCTCCTCTATACTGCCAATAGCAAAACTTGGATACAATGCTTCGATTATTTACTGAATAATTCTCTAGATCTAATGGTGAATTTAGTTCAAACTCTACAAATATCTTTGATTCTTGAGTTTTGCGACCCATCAACCAAGTCTCGTCAGTTAACTCTGCTTTAGGATCCGCTGAACCAAATGGATTGCCCCCCTCAAAGTTCTCGTCATCTATAAATTTTACCGATACTCTTTTCCTAATAATTTTAGCATTCTTAAAATCTTTATAGTTTTGTAAAAAATTAGTAATTACATTGTCTTTATTGGCTACCCTTATCTTAGGTCTAGCTAATTTACCATCTGCTAATATATCGAAACCCTCTGATTCAACCGCTAAAGGCAGATACTCCACACCTTGCCAAATAATGGATTTTTCATAAACGGCTCCCCCGTGAAAACCAAGAAATAAAGTGGGTTTATTAATTCTATCTGGGAAAACTCTAAATAACTCTAATACAGCTGTAGGTTGTAAGTCTAAAAGACTACTCGCTACTTTGTTTTTTCCTTCTGCCGCCATATTTTAAATTACACTTTATTATTATATAATATAAAAAAGAAGTGAAAATTACACAGGTAAAAGATGCTAGCGAAGTGTGGCCTCATTTTTATGAATTTTGTATAAAATCGAAGCCTTACGATTTTTGTTCTCTGAAATCTAAATCTCTAAGAGATAATAAAATAAAAATTATTTTTAAAGAGTTTTTTTCTTATACGACATACAAAGCAGAGACAGATGGAAAGCTTTTAGGATTTTGCTTTATTAAGGAAGAAGATGAGTGTTTAGATGTTGCTTTTATATTTGGGATATGGCGTAGCGTAAAAAGTTCCAAATTAATAGAAGCCACCCATGAAATATTTAAGGAATCTTTAAAATATTTTAATAAAAGTTACTTAAAAAGCGAAATAAGAAGGACTTTCAAAGTAGAGCCTTACAAAAAATGGATTGAAAAATATGACAAGACCGCTATTATTTTTAACGACGATAACAACACCGTAGTTTGGTGTAATAAAGATATCATGACTGTAAAGTTTAAAGTAGTAGGCACAAATAAAGCGACAGAGTATTTGCTGGGCAAAGAACTTTCGCTTGGCGAAACACTAAAAGTTCGTCACGGGTTGATGAGAAAATTTCATGATTCAGAAAAAACTTACCTTTTAGACGAAAAAGGTGTTGACTTCATGTCTGAATGTGTTTTACTACACGGACTGATCACTGATAATGAAAAAGACGTAGGGAATGTCTCTCTACAATTCATACCAAACAAATGAAACAGAAACCTATCCTTTACAGGGTATACACTAAGAAGGGCGAGTATCATCACGGCTACAGTGCAGAGCTAGAAGGTTCTCGCGATTGGGCTATTGATTGTGCAAAATTAGTTCGTGGCCGCGTTATGGAGGTATATGACGATGAAAACAAAACTGAAAAGCCCATCTTTGATTGCAATAAGAGAGCTAAAAAGTAATGCTTTCTATAATTAAATCTATTTTAAAATCATTAGAATTATTTTTAAATATTAAAAATAATAAGTTTTACTATGACTTACATAGGGAACATAATGAAAGAGAAGACAAACTTATAAATGAAATTGAAAAACTTAGACAAACTGGCACTAGCTGGGATGCTGATCGTGCTGACCTCTTGCGCCAGCGACTCGACTCTGAACGTAAACAATTTAAACATCTATCAGCCTTCTACTCTAAGACTAACGAAGGGGTCTCCAATACAGACTAAAGATGGTATATATACACCTCAAACAGAAGAAGTTTGGCATTCTGATGCTAGATATCGCCGTTTAGAGAGAGAAATTTATTCGGGTAAATAACACTTAATGTGTAAATTTAATTGACAATCATTACAAAACTGTAATAATACAAAAATATGAAAACACTACTAGTTGGTCTTATGACCGCATTGGGCGTTGCTTTTAGCATCGCAGGTTCTGAAGCTACAACCCTTGCAGATAATATCTCTGTAGAGGCTGGGGTTTCTTATAGCAATTCTTCAACCAGCGGAGGCTTGGCTGTAAGAGATGAAGCTTTTGGCTACTCTCTGCTACTCGGCGCTCCAGTTTCTGGGGGAGCGCTTTCTGTCGGTTTAGACCTTTACGAAGGAGATGATAACAGTGATTTAGATATTGCTGTTGCTTGGGGCAAGCCTATCAGTATTTTAGATCAGCCATTTGAAGCAGAAGTTTATTTCCAAAAGATCGAATCTGCTTTCGGTGGTTGGGAAGAAGTTGGCCTTGGTCTTACTTACGCTCATTCTCTTGCGGATTTGACCGCTAGTGTTTGGCATGAGCTGGGATCTAGTGCTTCTTATGGCGTAGAACTTACTGTTTCACGCACCTTTGATACTCCTGTAGAGAATCTTACTGCTACTCCATTTATCACTGCAAATTTTGCAGACTCGTATAACGCTGTAGAAGTTGGTGCTACTGTCGATTATGATTTCGGTAATGGACTTTCAGTTGGCCTTAAAACTTCTTATAACCATAACGATGTAAGCAATTCTCCTTACGCACTTGATCATGATTGGAAGTTTGGTTTAGGTTTTAATTACAAATTCTAATTATAATTTAAAAAAAAATTAATTAAAGCCTCCCGAAAGGGGGGCTTTTTTTATATCTGGTGTAAATAATTAAACATGGAACCCGAAAAGTCTATAATTAAAGAGTTTCTGAATGGGGGATGGTTAGTTCCGCTTGTCGGGGCTGCTGCCATGTTTGCGAGACTCTTATCAGGACATAATGAATTATCAGTTAAACAACAGCTTAAGAGGATACTTACAGCCGCCATCGCTGCTGGTATAGCTTGGTTTGTTTTAGAGCAGACCGATGTTTCATCTCTTACTAAAGCAATTACATATGGTATTATTGGTGTTGTTAGTCCAGAAGTCATATCTGGTATTGTAAGATTAGGAGAACGATTTGCCAAAAACCCAGAAAAATTTATTAAAAAATGAGACCAAAGTTTATCGTTTATTGTTTAGCTGCCATTTGTTTCGCGTTTGCGTGGAAAGGTTTACTTCTTACGGAGGACATAAATTCCACATTAAAAGAAAATGCTAGACAGTCGGAATCATCTATCATGGAAATAGGGATGTGTTTTGACTGGTATGGAGTAATAATTGTAAATTCTGTTGTTAAGACTTCTCATGGTGTTATAACTCCGTTAGAAATGGTTGATATTTTAGAGGAAGAAAGAATTAATAAGGATCAATACCTGAAGGGTTATAAAAAAGATATCACCCCTGATGAGATTGAATTTTCTGATTTTGTTTTTAAACAAGAGGAAAAAATAACTCTGTATGTGGATAAGTTGATTGAGTGGGGTAAAGAGGGTAATATAGAAAAAATTAAAGCATCAGTTCCTGTCATGTATGAAATGACTGATCCAACTATTGATGCAATTAATAATATTATGGATACAAAAATGTATTATAATGAATCTAAATCTGAAATTCTAAATGAAAAAATAATCGAGTATAGAGAATTTATGATATTAACAATAGTTTTATGCGTTGTTATGTCTATCTGTGCTGGGTTTAGTAGAAGGTGTGCATAATGAACTTTAAAGGTAAAAAAGAAGTAGTTAGAGCGGTCCAAAAACTTCTTGGTGTCTCCGCTGATGGCGCAGATGGTCCTGTAACTTGGAATGCTATTTTAGCAAAACTCTCGACAAAAGATTCTCCTACTCCGAAAGGTAGCATACCACAAAAAATGGTATCATTAGCTAGAGAAGAAATAGGAGTTTCTGAAGTTGATGGCAGTAATTGTGGCCCTAGGGTAGATGAATATAAAGCTGCCACTTGGTTGGATGCAGATAAAGGTTGGCCTTGGTGCGCTGCATTTATTTGTTGGTTAGTAAGAGAAGCTATAGAAGGGGAAGATATTTCTTTTAAAAGACCTAGAACTGCTGGTGCTTGGGATTTTGAAAATTGGGCTAAACAACAAAGTGCAAACGGAATAGATCTTCGTAAACCCACTAATGAAGATATCAAAGCTGGAGATATCGTGGTGTTTACTTTTTCGCATATTGGTATAGCGGTAAAAGATGTAGACTCTAGCGGATATGTTGTTACCATAGAGGGTAACACAAACGGCGCTGGTAGCAGAGAAGGCGGTTCTGTTTTAGAAAAAAAACGTCATGTTTCTAAGATCAGAAGCAGAATTAGAATTTCGTGATGGATCTAGAATTAGATTTTTCTGAACAAATCAGAGCTAGCAAATGGAGCGCTAAAAGAAAGCGTTCTATAGATTGTAATAATCCAAAAGGATTTAGTGAGAAACAATATTGCAAGCGTCAAAAAAGAGGTGGAGCATATAAATCAGAAGGTGATGAGGCTAGAATACCAGAGAAGAAAAAAGATGGGACTAAAAGGCCCAAATCAGAACATTCTGATCTTTATACAGATGAAGATCCCAAAGGCACAATAAAAGGGTTGGGATTCAAAGATGCTAAAACTGCTACACAATCTATTAAAATAATTAAAAATTCTAATAGAAAACACGCTCATAAAGTTCAAGCAATGTTGGTCATGATACAAAGAGCGAAAGTAGCTTTGAAAAGAACTTCAGACCCAGAGAAGAAAAAAAATTTAAAGGCAGCTATAAAAGCATACGAGCCAGCATTTGAAAAGCTTAAAAAGAAAAAGCTGTAGACATATAAGTCTTGTCACATATAATACTTGATGAAAAAAATTGGCATCAAGGTCAAAAGCTACGACATATTTAATTTCGTTGTAGGTAATTCTGTCTTTGATCCCATCGAGAAATGTATTGACCCTACGAGATATGAGGTGTTCGATGAATTTGTATATGACAGTAAGACAAAAGAAAATATTGTACAAAGTCATGAATACCAAAGATTTTGTTGGGAGGTAACAAAACTAAAACAGTTATCAAGAAAGATGGAGAGAAAAGAAATAGAAAGCGTTTGCGAAGAAATTTGTGAGATAGCACCAGAATATATTCTTTTAAATCATGGCTAAGAAATCTACATTACAATCGAAATATTCGATTAAAAAGAAAGTTAAGAACAAGGGTATTCATGCTAAAAGCAAAAGCTCTAACCACAAACAAAGTAAAAACTATACAAAGAAATATAGGGGACAAGGTAAAAAAAGATGATAACACTGCCAATCAAAAGGGAACTATATAACTATAGTAAAGAGCTAATAGAAAAAAATAATTTTGGTCAAAGGGGTAAAGATGATGGTAGCCCAAAAGAACAATTTATTGGTATTCTATCTGAAAATATGGTGAGGCAGTATTTAGATCTTCCACTGATACAACCCAAAGGTTTTGACGGAGGTTATGACATTATATATAAAGACAAAAAGGCTGATATAAAATCAATGAATAGGACCGTGGACCCTAAACCTTTTTACATAAATAATGTTTTTGATGTGCAATTAAAGCATCCATCAGAGGTTTATATTTTTACCTCTCTAAATACCAAAAAGAAAAATTTATCTATCTGTGGGTGGGTATCTAAAGATGATTTTAAAAAGAGAGCATCATTCTACCCCAAAGGAACAGTTCGAATGAGGGGTCCAGAACCTTTTCCTTTAAGGGCAGATAACTGGGAAATTAAAAACGAAGACTTAAATGAATTTAGTAAATGACATTCCCATAACATCAGATGATTACGAGCATGTAAATTGTATTGTAGAGATCCCTAAAGGAACTAATACAAAATACGAGTATGATGAGAATTTAAATATATTTAAATTAGATAGATGCCTTGTTTCTTCTCTACAGTATCCAATAAACTATGGATTTATCCCACAAACTATTGCACTTGATAAAGATCCTTTGGATGTTTTGATTTTTAATCATGATCCTATAGATAGAGGCAGTTTAGTATCTTGCCGCATTCTCGGCGTTTTGGGTTTTATTGACGGTGGAGAGATTGACAACAAATTAATTGCTGTCCCCCATTGGTCTCCCGCAGATAAATATAAAACTGTTCATGATATTGAGTCATCACACTTAAAAATATATCGTCAATTCTTTAAGATATATAAAATAGATAGGAACTCTGAAACTAAAGTAGGTGACTGGAAATCAAAAGGCGCTGCTTTACAAATAACTAAGGATTCTTACGAAAGGTGGGTTAAAGCTAACAAAGAAAGGTTTCATGAGGAATGGTTAGAGCGTCAAATGTGGCAAAGATTTAAAGATAAAAGTTACATAGTTCAACCTGATTAGGTGTAAATAATAGTATGGATATCATTCTTCAACTAGTTCAAGATAACCCTTGGTTTGGAGTTGTCACAGCTGCTATCGCTTTAGCTTCTGCTGTGGCTGCTGCTACACCGACTCCTAAAGAGGGGTCTCTGTGGTCTAAAGTCTACAAATTTATTGACTGGGCTGCATTGAACATCGGTAAAGCCAAGCAGAAATAGTCTACGGATTTATTTTAGATTAATCTCTAGACACCCCCTTCCCTAGAGGCAGGGGGTTTTGCTGTATAAATTCTTGCCTAAATCAAACTAAACATATAATATAATGGAGCATTCCAAGAAAGCTAAAACGCTTATGGAAACTCTCATAGTAATATTAATTATTGCAATTTTATCATGTTTTTTAATTCCTACGGCTTATGGTGTATATAGGCTCTTTTCGAGAATGATAGTTAATGAATATGGTGATTATTATAAGGATGATCCAGAGGCGAAATGGAAAAGAGAAAGTGACGCAATTATGTATAACAAGGGTTGGAGAAAATGATTTCTAATAAAGCAAAAGGTCTATCAGGTTCAAATCATGTAGCTCACACAAAGAAGCTGATGGATGAATCTGTCAAGAGATACCAACATTCTTGTTTGTCAGCTGGTTTGTCTATTAAGAAGACGGGGAAAGCTCAAGACATAGGACATGTTGATTTTGTTGTAGAAGGGGAAACAGTTGATCTAAAAGGTTTAAAAAATTCTACTAGAGAAGGTAA